TTATCTTCCTTGTTCTGTCTGACTCTTGCCATCAGTCTAACGCTCCAAAATCTGGCTCATTCATGTCATTAGTGGTCTGCTTACGGGATGCCAGTGGATCATTGAAATGCTGCCATGTGGTTCGCGGTCTGCCATCCCTTCGTACCATAAAAAATATTCCTGCATTTTTAAGACACTGACATTGCTTTGAAGGCGTTTTGTAGCCTGTCAGTTGCTCAATGTCGGCATCGGAAATAATTTCGTTATTGCTCTGGTTCATACCCCACACACTCCCGCTGCAACAGGTTTGAACAGCCGTGACAGTTCACGACGCTATAACCAACTTCGTTTCATGCCAGCCCAAGCTAACCCAACAGGCTGACTCTTCTTTCAGTGGGCAATCCTGCACAGGCAGGCAATCACCACACTTACCGCACTGGCGCTTCATCATCGATTTGAACCGGCTACGGACCCGCGCATCGTCCTGGCGAATAAGCAGAGCGATATACTCTGCCATTTCGTAGGGCTCGCGCCCTGGGCGGCGCAAGGTGCAATTCTGCTCCAGCATCGCCAGTTCCTGCTCATCGAGAACAATCTCCAGCTTTCTGACACCTGCAGCGGCCTGTCTGGCTCGCTGCTCTGCTTTGCGTTCGGCGGATGACTTGGCCATCAATCAAACCTCCAAATGCAACTGAAAAGACATGCGATCACGTTTTTCACAGTAAACAAGTGATCCCGGCGAGTTATGAGACTCAATGCGCTCGACCAAAACGGATGCGCGTGTCTCTTTTGAAGCCGGTGAATAAGCGCCAGACCAGGCTTTATCAATGCCGATATTTCGCGCTACGTTGGTACTGTCAGCGCTCGCCAAGGGCAGTTTGGTAAAGATGAGGGGATTCAGCATGCGCAGGCCATGAAGCTTTGCCACTGGCTGTCCCTTTACGTCCGTAACATGCCTGATCAATTCCTTCATGCGTGACACGGCCAAATTAGGGCGCTTAACGTCATATTCACCACAACTACCAATCGCAACGCGCGGATATTCGTTGCACATACGGATAAAGCGATCATCGCTCTCATTCATGTGCCAGACCGGAACGCCGTAGAAATCACCATGCGGCCACTCATCAAGTAACGCTTCATTCTCCGCCTCGCCGCCGTCTATGACGTCGGGGATGATCGCAAAATCGAAGCCAGGATGATTTTTCCAGACGGCTACGAAATCGTAATAGTCCTTCCAGTCGATCTTGTTTTTACCAGCTGCTTTCCATGCAGTGAACGCGCCATTATCTATTGCAAAAGACTGACATACCTCAGACGCAAGATTAATCTGTCCGCTGTGCGCGAAAGAGATAAAAGCATGCCGTCCTCGCCACGCCTTCAACGCAGCCACGTCTGGTGTGATTGGTCCACCGTGATAGTGGATCATATCAACCCGCCTTATCCGCAGTGTCATAGGTGCCGGAAGTTATTTCTTTCAATAGCCACTGCAGTGACATCACGGGAACGCCTATCATTCCGGTACCTTCAAATTTATTCATCAGATGATTGATGGATGCTGCGATACCTTCTGCGCGATATTTATCGCGTGCCAAATCCAGCTTCTGCTGCAACTCATCACCACGGACTATGGCGCAATCCAGACGAGTAGAAAGGGCAGAGACAAGCTTTGCGATTTCAGTAAGTGGCATATCAGCATCAAGCGCTTTAGGGAACTGATGGCCGGCTTCAACAAGCTCTTTGTTTGATTTATTTGATAACATGCTGGTGGCCCTCAGTGAAAAACGATGTTGCCGTCAAGGCGCTCAGCTTCGTTCTGCGCCTTGATTGGATTTTTGATAACGGTACCGTCAGGCATCAGCCAGCCATTGAGCAGATGGCTATAGGGCAGGGTGATACGGCCAACGGTGATAGGGTCGTCTGACTTTTCCATGAATACTCCACACACGATTTTTGGTTGCACTAATCCCTTGCCGTAGATGGCAATAAAACTTTTGGGATTTAGTTAATTGGCTGCTGGGTTACTGCAACAACCCAGAGCCACGCCTCCACACTTGAAGGTTGTTGTGACATGTCACAACGAAGAGAACACTCAACGCCTTTGTGGCGCGGCCTTATGCGCCCGCCAAATGCTCTCATCGTTGTGCAAAAAAGTGCGGTTAAACCGGGTGAACATTACCTTCGCTCTCCTTATGGGATGAAAGCCCCGGAATAACCGCCAAGTACAACAAACTCTCTTTCCTGAACCCTTGCTGATTAGCGAATCATCTCGATCTTCTTTCGCCCCGGGCGGCTACTTCGTGGGCGTCCTGCCTGTTCGCTACTGCTGGGATAACATTAAAACATAATTGCACAATACGCAATTATTAAAATGCGTAAAATGCAAAAAATGGATGCAAAAAAGACATCGCCAGATTTAGCGACATCTTCTAAAAGCGAGTGGAAAGGGTTATGCGTGGCGCTTGATTGCTTGAGATTGGCTGATCATTACTTTACCAAAAACATAAAACCTATGTTCATTATCCTTGTCTATTTGCCATTCTCTGTACTGGGGGTTATCAGATAGAACCAAAAGTTTGTCAGGGACAGATTGAAGTCGTTTTATGTGAATTTTTTCATCAAATCCAAAAACATAAATGCCGTCACCATCCACGTTATGTATCGATACATCCACAAACACTAAGTCGCCAGGTTCGATAGTACCGGCCATACTATCACCACGAACATTAATCATTTTGATTGAAGACGCTGGTCGTCCGCCAAAGATCGTTTTCGCGTGCTCGCTCACATATTCGATTGAATGAATCACATCTATAACATCACCCGATACGAATGCACCAGGCCCAGCACTGGCACTCACATCAAGCACTTCCACACGATACATAGTCTCTGGCTCCTGCTTTTGAATATTCCTACTGTAATTATATACAGTGGATTCGGCAGTTCCAGGTGAAAATAACTCACTTACGTCAACGCTCAAAGCTTTGGCTATCTTGTTAATTGACTGTTCTGTAAAAGATTTCTGCTTTCCAGTTTCTAGGCGTGAGATATTAGCGCCGTCAACTCCAACGGCTTCAGCAAGCTCTTCTATTTTCATGCCGCGAGCTTTACGCAGGCTTCTAATTTTATTTCCTATGTTCATAGGCTAATTACAAATCTCATTTGCAAAATACGCAAATTATCTTGCGCAAATTAATGCATTCTAATAATATGCGAATTGCGCAATTAAGGGGGTAAAAATGCAAATTCCGCAAACGCCTTTGCGAGCCGTCCGACTTGAGAATGGACTGACTTTAAGCCAGGTAGCAGTTGCAATTCAGCTTGACGTAGGAAACCTCAGTCGAATTGAAAGAGGAATCCAAGTCGCATCTGTCGATGTAGCAGAAAGGCTAACTAACTATTTCAAAGGGGAAATTACTGAAATGCAGATTCTTTACCCTAAGAGATTTACAACGATAGCCCGAGATAAAAAATAATTTAACTACCCAAGGAAAATCAGAATGGTAGACACGATTAACCAAGCAGTACGCCAGATGTGTAAGGCACATAAGCACGGTCGCTTAGGCATGGCTGCTGATTTAGGCATGAGTATCGATCAGTTCCACAACCATCTCTACAAGAAGTGCGGCAGTCGCTTTTTCACCCTGGATGAGCTGATAAAAATGGAAGTCCTGACTGGTACTCATTGCGTAGCGGAATTCATGGCAGTTCGACATGGAATGCTGCTGGTGGACATCAAGGCCGCTGGCGAAATGGACAAGGTTGATTTGTTCGACACGCAGATGAAAGCCAAGGCCGCAGAGGGTGAACTGGCAACAGCCCAGCTTGCAGCTATGGCAGATGGCGTAATCGACCATCACGAACGCCAGACGCTTTCTGAGTTATTCCGCAAAAAACTCAATCATCAGGTTCACGGATTTTTTGGGCTCATTGCGCTCTTTAGCGCAGGCACAGCAGATCACGCCGTGGACATGTTCGTATCAAGCGGGAGAAAGGCTGATGTTGCAGGCATGCAGTTCAAAGCGCAGGACATTTGAAATGAAAACAGATTTAGCAGCGGTCAGAAAAGGTGAACGCCCCGGGTTGCAGCCTAGGGCGTTCGGTGCGAGTAAATCAACGTGTGTGGAGACTCATCGCATGGGCATTGTAAATCAGAAACCGTTGTCAGGGCAATTCCGCTGCCGATATCAGGCTGGCGTCCCTGTCTATGAACAAATCATATCCTCAGCGGATAAGGCCCACAACTACCAGTGCGTGCCGCGTCTGGTAGTCGAATCAGCCAGGGCGGAGTTTTATCGTCGCCCCGTAGATGCCGGGGTGAATTATGGAAACTGAAGTAATTAAGCCCTGGGTCGAGCGCTACACCGATCCGCGTGGAGTTTCGGTAACAACTGTCGGCGTTGATACGGTTAATCACCGTGTGATCTTCCGCCGCCCTGATTATCCCCACGATTGCATGCTGCCGCGTGTGTTGTTCAGTCAGAAGTTCAGAAAGGTATCACCATGAGTTTATTGCTTAAGGTCAAGCCGCTTGTGGTTAGCCCTGAGCTTGCCAGCCGCATTGGCCTCAATGAAGCCATAGTGCTTCAACAGATTTGCTACTGGCTGGAAGACACCACATCTGGCGTCGAATATGACGGGAAACGCTGGGTTTATAACACCATCGATGAATGGACAAATCAGTTTCCATTCTGGTCATCAGACACTGTTAAGCGTGCTCTTACGTCGCTTAAAAAGCGTGACCTGATTTTCGTCGAGCAGCTGAAAAAAACTCAGCATGATCGGACTAATTATTACGCAATTAACCACGCAAACCCTTTATTGACCGATGAGGGCAATTTGCACTCATCGAAGAATGCAAATTGCACTAATCGAATGGGGCAACCTGCACCAATCGAACAGGGCAACATGCCCTCATCCATCGGGGCAAATTGCCCTCATCTTACAGAGAATACAACAGAGAATACTACAGAGATTACAGGTAAAGACTCTTGTCCGGTTTCTGCGAAACCCGACAGTGATTCTTCAGAGGATGCTTTCCGTGTTCTTGAGCATCTTAATCGCGCCGCTGGATTGCGTTATCAGAAATCGAAATCGTCACTTGGTCCTATCCGTGGTCGCCTTAGTGAAGACTTCAGCGCTGATGAGCTGATCCTGACCGTGGATTACACCATTGCCAAGTGGTCAGAAGACCCGAAGATGAGCGAGTTCGTTCGACCAGAAACCATTTTCCGTCCTGGAAAGTTTCCCGGTTATCTGAGTTCAGCACAGAAGTGGGACCGCGCCGGTCGCCCGCCATGCATCAACGGCAAGTGGATGCGTGACGTAACCGCTTTGCCACCAGTAGACAGTCAGACGCCTCCGGGCTTCCGTGGCGCTTAAGGGGGATTCATGGACAACGCCGAAATTATTCTTGAATGCCTCCGCAATCACGGTGGGATGAGCATGAAGCGCATCAGCGAAAAGACAGGCATTAAGTACGCAACAGCCCGCGATGCCGTTTTTCAGATGTGTGAGCAGCTCATCCTGATTCGCAATCAGAAGTGGCAGTTTACGGTAAACACTGCGCCCCGGCCTGAAGAGAACGGTGACTATCTCAAAGCCGTTAAGACAGCGACTGAGCTTGAGAGCAGGGGCCTTTGGCTTCGCGCCAGCCATAACTGGTTGAACGCCATGATGACAGCCACCTTCGAACACAACCGGCAGGTTGCAAAAGTCAGGAGCGATAACTGCGCGGCCAGAGGCGCTATACGTTGCAGCAGCTATAGCGGTATCAACAGTGGGAAAGTCAGCGATTACTGGCAGTGGGAGGTTCACAGATGAAACCAGCCCTTAAGCGCCA